AAAGCCATTTTATTTTCTCCTTAAATAGAAATATTATATATAGTTATGTGACCCTTCCATCTGCATAAGCTGCATAGATTTCACTCTGTAACGACTCATACCTGTTAGGGTCTTCCATTTTTAATCGGATTAAGTCTGCCCGTCTATAGGACTTACCGCCTCCTTTTGAACCCGTAGCACTCCTTGATTCAGTAGTAGCTGCTTTAAGTCTCGTCTGTCTATCCTCTGCTGCTGCTTGATTTACTTCTTGTGTCTTCGAGACCATAGAACGGTCTTTCCAATTATTAAGTAGCTCATTAGCTGCATCAAAATTATAGGCATCCGCTGCTTGAAATAACTGCATACGAATAGGACTGCCTTGTACCCATTCTTGAAACTTATCATCTTGAATGACAGTATTAAAATCTGGGTGGGCTTGTTCCAGTTGTGTCTTACTCGAAGCTTGTGCTTGTTGAGCTTGAAACTCCTGGAACTCCTGGAACTTAGGATGGTCCTCAATCATTTGATTAACCGCTTTATTTGGGTCCTCGAAAAAGTCCCCCATCCTATCTTCCTCTTGTGTTTCTTTTGAGGATTGTTGTGGATTATTCTGATTTCTCGTCACTTCAGCTTGTAGGAAACTGTCGGATAACTTTCTTAACTCACCTACTTCTTGAGCTTTACGGCCCAATTCTTTCTCTAAGTTAGTATAACTATCTACAATATCTTCTACACTCTTACCAGCAAACTTATCAGGAATTATACTAGATGTTGTATCCTCAGCTTCTAAAGTATTAACTTCAGAAACATCAGATAGTTGGTCTATACTTGATACCTGTTGTTCTTCGTTTGTTATTGGTGATTGTTGTGTTTCTACCGCTTCTGAAGTTTGGGATTCAGCGTCCACTACTATATTACTCATATCTTTAGGTCTCCGTCCCGTTAGGGATTATGGATTTAATTAAAATGGAGTTAGACTAAAGGTCTAATTCTCCCATCGCTAGTTTAGTTGTTTCCTCTAAAGACAATACCTGTCTTAAGATTGACAACTGACCTCTGTTAAACCAAAGGTCTTTTTCAGATTCTACTGAATCTAAATTATTATAAAGTTGTTCTAGATTACTAAATTCTTCAATTAAATCTAGCCAACCATCTTGTTCTGTTAGTGATATTCTATCGTTATAGAACTTTTTATCACTCTCTGTTATTGAATGCGTTTGCATAATTTAGCATTGTCTCCGATTTGAGGTGCTCTATTTCAGGTATATTTCTTACTGTCTCACTATTTACATTCTCTGTGTCAGCCTGTAGTTTATCTATAGCTGCTAGGTCTTTCTGTAGTGAGATTATTCTTTCCTGCATATCTAATTCAGTAGGTTGTTTAGAACCTGCTTCAGCTGCGTTCTTCATTGCTTTAGTTTGTTCTTCTTGTGCTTCAGCTAAAGTCTTCTGAATATCTGCTTCAGCTTGTTTCATCTGAAGTTGATGATGATACTCTTGCATCTGTTGCTCTTGAGGGTTAGGTTGCATACTTTGCATTAGTGCATTAACTACCTGGTCTCTATTGTGCATACTAGAATTTTGGAATACAGATACTAATAGTATGTTGAATGCTGGTGAATCTTTAGGTATAGACTGTAGCATAGACACCATCTGTTGCATCTCTAATTCTTTAGCCATAATACCCATAGTTGAGTAAGGCACAAACTTGTAATCTGCTACAGGATAACGGTCTACATCAAACTGAATCTTTCTCCACATAGTCTTATTAATCATAGGGATTAAGAAGGTATTCTGGAAGTTCATTAAAGTACGCTTCTGTCTTTTGATAGAAGCTGATTGTATCATAGACATACCACTAGAAGTAGCTCTATCTGGTGTACCTACATCAGCAGAACCAGTTCCCATCTGTACCATATTCTGTAGTGCAGTGACTTGATTATACGTCTGGGGGTCAGTCTGTCCTAAGGTCAAAGGCATAATAGCCTGTCTAGGGTCACCATTAGTCAAGATAGTCTTGCCTGGTCTCACCTCTAATTTTAGACCTCTAGGTAGACGAGTAGCATCTGCTGCCATCATAGGTGTAGTTGTTAGGGCTAGAGAGTCAATCCTAGCTCTCATCTCAGCATCTAATGCCTTTTGAGGATTATACCCCTTCTCACATACACCTCTCCCCCAGAACTTATTAGGTACTAAGTCGTGTTGATAAGTTATGAAAGGTCTGTCTTCCATCATAAATGGATTTTCTTCAGCTCTCAATATGTACTTATCATTAGCTATCGTTACGACTGCTTCTACTAATTCATCATCGTTGTACTCAAAATCATCTTTATCTACTTCTTTATTTAAGAATCTCTTTGGTATTCGTCCCCAGTATTCACAAATCTTAATCTGGTCTGAGGCATCTCTACCGCTGTACTCAGGGTCATAACCTACTTGAGTTATACTTACATCCCCTTCAATATCTAAATCTCTATAGACACCCCTCTCCATACCTTCATTGATGACATATCTAGGCTTATATACTTCGTGAGCTACTCCTAATGCCTCATCTATTGAGGTAGCACTAGGGTCAATTAAAAATTCTTTAGGTGATACAGGTTCTACCCTTACAGTTATAGTATCATATTCCTTTAGTTGTCTAGTAGTAGTTAGTGTTCCTTCTATAGGAACCTCTACAGGTTGTTTCTTTGTCTTCTCTTCAGTGATTATCTTACCGATACCAGTACCGTAGATGGCCGCATTGAGAAATACTTCACATAGAGCATCTTTTGCTCCTGATTCTTCTAAGTCTTCTTGTAGTAGATTACGTATATATTCAACATCTTGTTTCTCTGGGTCCATAATATCATCTTGGATATCGAACCACTTACCTCTTCCGAACGTAGCTTCTTCAATCTCTGCTACACTAGATTCTACTGCTTGTTGTAGAGCAGGTGCGATGATTCTAGACTTCTCAGACTGTCTATTTCTATCTTCAGCAGCCCATATACCACGCCATAGACGATAGTATTCATCCCAAGATTTTAAATAATTAGTATCCCTGTGGTTACGCCAGACTTCTAATCTAGACTGTAACCAAGAAGCTAATGCTCTATAATCATTACTGTCGTCTTCAAACATAATTTTTACTAATATCCACTAACTTCATCATAAGGTTCCCACTCATCTTCTAATTCAATAGTGTGCATAAAATCTGCAACACTCACCTGGTCTATATAAGCTAAGGCATCTATAATATCATCGTGAGTTCCTTTCGTAGGAAACTCAATTAATTGTGTCTCTAAATCCTTTATGTAACTAATATCAGGATTAAATGTAATCTTACCGTGCTCTAATCTTCCTTGTAGTGCCCAGGTAATTCTATCTGCTTTCTTCTTACCACCGTGAGTTACGTCTGTAATAGGTACCCATCTACCGTTAGACCTCATCTCATCTTCTAGGTAGGGTAGGATAGCATTCTTTAATGACCCTGACTCAATACCTACAGTAGTTACTTTATTTTCAATAGCCGTCTGTAGAATTTTCCTAGCGGTTTCTTTAATGGACCAACGACCGTGAAGTATATTCTTAACCCACCAAGTATCACCATCGATTTTAACGAGAGCAATCGCTGTTTCATCGAGCTTAGAACTTTTAATACCTCGTCCTTTCTCCACTTGTTCATAACCAGCAGGGTCGACTGCCATAACATAGTTGCCTTCTTTAGGTTCTTCATCATCAAATTTTATCCAATCACTCTTAAATATACCACCAGTAAAAGAGACAAAACTTGCCTCGAACTCCTGTCTGAATGCTTGAGTAGACATTGTCTCTCTAGCTACTGCAATCTCATCTGGGTCTAGTATAGGGTTATCTGTACTATTATATTGGAATGCCTCCCAATCCTTATTTCTTTCTTTATTTGCTTCCTGCCATATCTCATAGAAGTGATTCTTACCAGCAGGTGTACCTATAAATAATGCACCACCTTTTACATCTGCCAACGTAGGTCTGATGATTTGTTCCCATACTTCTACTTTCATAGAGGCATATTCATCCATAACTACATATGCTAGTCCTACACCCCTTAGGGTATCTGGCCTATCTGAACCTTTTAAACTAATCTTCCTACCATTAGTGAGAGTCATAGTAGCAGTATTCTCGTGGGTACTCTCTATTAGTTCAGTACCTTGGAGTAACTCCTTGAGCATACCCCACATAATATCTTTAGCCTGCTGGAAGGTAGGACCAATATAGAATACATCCTTATCAGTAGATTGTAGTGCATTGATAATTAATATCCAAGCTGCTAATCTACTCTTCCCAAATCTTCTTCCTGCTGAGACTACTTTAAATCTAGCCTTAGAGTTAAATATCTCTAACTGTGCAGGGTGTAACTTAACATCGAGTTCGCGACTCATCACCCCTCTCTTAAATTAAGTTCAGCTAAGCTACATAATTTCTCATCTAACTCTTCATCTTTAATGATGACACCCTCTTCATAGTCTAGAGGTTTAATTGCTTCAGCTTCTATAACTTTAGCTTCAAGCCCACCTACGTTGATGACAATATTACCAGTACCTTCAGAAGACCTTAACTCTACAGCTTTAGTTGTAGGTAAGATTCTATCCATACACATCTTAAGACAAGTACGGTCACCTTCTAAAGCCATCTTTATGACCTTCTCTACAATCTCTGGCCCTTTAGTAGACATCAACTCTCTACTTAAGGCAGTGTATTTATTTAGAGAACCCTTAGGTCTTCCATTAGGATTCATAGCGTGACCCTTCTTCATCTTAGGGTTACCTTTATTTAATCTTCGTTTATCATCAGGTCTCATACTTAAGCTCTCTCTAGATTAGAAATAGCCTATCTAGACGTTTCTTAAGTTTTATTCCTTACTGGCAGCTGGAGGTGTTATCCCTTAAGTTGCTTTAGTGAAGAAGATTAAGTAAAGAGTTGTCTGAGTGTAGGCTCTTCAGGGTGAATCTTTAGTAGTATGTTTCTGTACTACCTATACTATTATTATACCATATTTTAATCTAAAAGTCAATAGAGGGGATTAAATAAATATTGTTCCTCAGTCCCCTTCAGGCCACATAAGCACACACCGCATCTGGTAACACTAGTAATATTTAACTATATATCCCAATATTCTCTCTCATCTGTCCGTGAGTGTAAATATTATATACTGGGAATCTCTCAGGGGTCCCCTATAGGCCTTACGCCTACAGTGTTTGGAGCCACTAGGGGGATTCAGAGGAGACTTATAAGATATAGTTAAAAAATACCTAAAGTTTAAACATAAGAGACTATGATTATAGCTCTAGGTACTACTTAAGAATAATCAGGTACTACTTAAGAATAATCAGGTACTACTTAAGAATAATCAGATACTACTTAAGAATAATATTTTAAAATAAGTGTTGACATATTAAAAATCTATGTTAATATAGTTGCAATTAAATAATAACAACGGAGATAATAATGGAAAACACTGAATACAATACATACAACGTAACACTAGCACAGGTTAAAGCTGTACTGAATAAAGGTGGTACCAGCCTATACCTAGAGACGGGAATCTCTAGTGCCTTTATTAAGGCCCAGAAGAGTGATTTTCTAGACGTATATAAGCTGGCAGATAATAACCAAAAGGCCGTTGATTATAACAATTGTAGTACAGATATCTATGGGTGTGATATAGATAAGAGTGGCAGTAGTGATGTAGTATATATATACAGTGGCTATAGCTTTAGAAACACATTTAAATATTAATAGGGGATAATAATGGAATTACAGAATAATTTAACGTTACCAGTAAAAACAATTAAACAGGCCTTAAGTATAGTACAGGGTTTAACCAGTACCAGTAAAATGCCTAGTAGTAGCTACTCTATACCAGCTAAAGCTTGTCATACGGGGCAAAAGCTACGTAATATAGAGGGGAGCGTGTGTAGTACCTGTTATGCTTTAAAGGGTAACTACGTCAGATATCCTAAAATAGTAGAAGTACAGGAGAAACGCCTGGCCAGTATTAAGAGCAGAGACTGGGTAAACGCTATGATATATCTGATTAACAATAAAAAAGATATCGTAAACTCAGGGGTATTTAGGTGGCACGATTCGGGAGATTTACAGGACCTAGAACACTTTGAAAAAATACTAAAAGTAGTAAAGGCCACGCCACAGGTTAAACACTGGTTACCTACAAAAGAGAGTAAAATCATAAAGGCCTACAAAGGCCCTATACCATCTAATTTAGTCATACGTTTATCAGGGGCTATGATTGACGGTAAAGCCCCTATATACTCAAATACTAGCACTGTAACCACTATTAAAGCTAATGCCACCTGTAGGAGCTTTGAAAATGATGGCCAGTGTGGTACTTGTAGAAAATGCTGGGATAAAACAGTTAAAACTATATCATACCTGGCACACTAAAAATTAATTTTAAAATAACTGTACACAGATAAAAATATAGTATATAATAGATACAAAAACAACAACAACAAAGGAGAAAAAAATAATGGGAACAATACTCACAATAATATTTTTTATAATCAGTATTGCAGTTATAGGATTTGGGATATCTATGGCTGTATCGCTGGAAAAATTAATCACAGAAGAGGCAAAATATAATGATAGCTTATAAATTAGTAAGACAATTAAAATCAGGTAAATTAACACCCTTATTTATCAATAAAAAACAGGGGATAGAATTTAATGTTTGGTATGAGTCAGAATGCCACCCGACAAAGGGCTTTAAAGTTAGACAGGGCTGGCACTGTACAAGTAAACCTGAGGCTCCTCACCTATCCAATAAGGGGAAAAGAGGCCGGAATCACAAGGTGGCTTATGGTACTTAGCAGACAAAATTAAATTTTTAGAGGTAGTGTAATGTTTATTTATAAGACGGTATTTATAGAAGTACAAAATTTAAGTGAGACAACGGACCAGCTGGACGATAACGAGGTTAGTTATAGCTATAGAGATATAGAGTCGGGTGATGAGGTGGAAGTGGAGACATCAGAAGAAAATATAAATATTTTAAATAAGCTCGATATCATAACAAAAGAAGAGTATAATCAATTATTGAGCGATGCAGTAGATTATATTTATTTATACTAACAACACAATTAACACTTATTATGCCGACAATTATAAAGAATAAAATACTGCATTCAGTACGTACACCACTCTTTAAGGCTAAAGTGTTTAAGGACAGGAAAAAAGAATATAAAAAAACTAATACAAAAAGGAGGTATAAGAGATGAAAGAAAATAATAATAGTATATTTAATGTAGAGATGGCACACACTGTATGGGTAGGAGGTACTGAGGTTACTGGTTATCAAGTATCTAAAGAACAAGCAGAGTTTATAGCTGATGAATTTAAATTAAATGGTTATGATGATGTATTAGTGGAACAGAGAGGTGAGCGTAGCACTAGACGTTATAA